CTCATACAAGGCACTGATAGGCTCTGCTCTGGCATACTTACCACGAGAGGCTCTAACGGCTTTATATGCTACCGTAGGGTCTTCTCCGTGGATAGTCTGCTTAACCATGTCACCGCCTTGGTTTACCTCAGCCACAATCCTGTCAGCTTGGTATTCATGGTACAGCTTAATAGCTTTAGCTGCCCAACCCTGAGGAGACAGCTTATCTGTGTAGTCACCTAAGATGTAGCCCTTACCATTGATATCAATACCAGCTACAACAATACCTGTCATGTCACTCTCAGCGTTAGCTGTAACAGCAGGGTCTATGGCTACAACAATCCTATTGAGGTGTGGAAGGTCTTTACGGTCAATCTGACAGGCATCTAAGGTTTCAGTAGTCCAGAGTGCGCCTTCAGCTTCTTCTAAGACTTCAGCGTAAAGCTCTTGTTTACCTAAGCGGGTTCCCTCATACTGCTCTTTTACTGCTGTGAGGTAGGTATCTGCTAGGTTGGCTGAGTTATCAAAGGTACTACCTGAAGTGATAACTACTTTAGGTGACTTGAGGATGGTCCTAACAAGTTTAGTGGGCTTAGGAGTAGTAGTAACACAAATACGGGGGTGCTTACCAAGTCTTAAGCAAAACTGAAGCATGTCCCAAGTATCTTGATCTTTATTCCATGCAGCTAGCTCATCACACCATGCAGCGGAGAACTGTGGGCCGCGTAGACGTTCAGGTTCTTCTGCTGAGTAGAACTCCACCTTAGCGCCATTCTCCCATACCAGAGAGCGTTTAGTGGGAGACCAGAGTGGGTAGCCCATCTCGACGCCCTTGTAAGTCTTATCTAGCTTAGAGCAGCAGTTTAAGAAACCACTCTCGCCCTTAACCATAACACGTTCGATGTCACTATTAGTAGATGCTACAGCAGCAATACGTTTGTGGCCCAGCTTAACTTGCTCTCTGACCCATTCTACTCCTGCCCTAGTCTTCCCAAAGCCGCGACCAGCATTAATGAACCAGACGTTCCAGTCAGTAGCTAGAGGAGCCATCTGCTCAGGTCTACCCCAGAACTGCCAGTTACTCTTTAACTCTTCTGCTTGCTTCTTTGAAAGCTTCGATAATACTTCTTTAGCTTTCGCTGGTGGTAGATCACGAAGGGTCTGTGCTGTTATTGTCGGGTTCATCTTCAGCAATTCCTAAAAGTTCTGCCAGTCGGTCAATGGCACTCAAGTCTTCGTCAGCAGAATCTTGCTCTACTTCAATACTTGTAGAAGTTGGACTCCAGCCAGCCTTTGAGCGTAAGAATAGCTCTTGTGATGCAAAATGTCCATACTCGCCTTCTTCCAAAGCCCGCTTAAGAACCTTGCTACCAACCATACCATTAATCTCTGCACGGGCAGCTTCTAGGTCAGACTTATAGTATTTGTAAAAGGTATTCAAGCTTTTCGGGGCATCTGCAAAAGACGACTGTACTTCACCTACGATGTCCTTAACAGACAGACCTTGCTTGACACGCTTCTGTACAAGATTGGCGATATGCTGGTTCTTTCCCAGCTTAGGTGAAGGCGCTCCTAGAGACATTTATCTATCCTTGTCTATAATTAAGAGTAGCCACCAACTTAAGATGTACCTAACGGGGAAATGAATCCTCACCGTGGCTCTTAAGTGGTGGCCTGTCCTCTATAGCTGCACCACTATAAGTGATCAGCTTAAGCTGTAACTACAAAACCTTCTTGGTAAGTGTAACTACAACAATTAATATAATTCTATTACTAACTGTAAGTGGGTAGCGGAGGTTACTCGTAACCGATTAACGAGGTCACTAACTAAGTCGTTACTGTAAGTGAGATACTGTAAGAGTTAACGAATACTCTTTATAATTCTTAATACTATTCCTGATCTACTTACAGTGATATACTTACAGTGATATACTTACAGTTAGAATTGATTAGTTATTAAGAATTATTAAGAATAATCGTTAGTCTCTGTAAGTGCCCCCCTTACCCCCCATTGCTGGTTGGTAGTTACCTATATATACGTACTTTTTTCAGGATAATACAACCCCTAAAAACAAACTATTTTTCAAGTCACTGTAATCTAACGAAAGAATTATTTTACCAAATGGTCAAATTCTTATAGTGTGCCTTATTGTTGCCACACTTTCGTGATAAATGTTACAAGACTGTAACAATTCGTGATAATACATTATGCTGTATACGTGACCAAAAAGCAAAAGTAAAATTTTTGTCTTGGATTTGTAGGTGTGTACGCTAGGCCCCGAATCGATTCGCGTATTATACAGAGGGTCCCACCCATAGTCAACCCCTTATCACGTTTTGTTACACTTTGTTACAGTAATGTGATCAGTGGTGTTGCATAAATGCCATACCATATGTAGGGGCTTGACACGGCAACGAATCACCGAATCATACTAGATGTAGATGTCAATAGGGTGTTGCTTAAATGCAACAGGGGTGGATAATCGTGGGGGTTGACAAAAGGAAATCCTTGACAAAGAACGAATCGGGTGCATCACACCAGCGATTCGCTACAAGATGAGAATGAGAACCATTCGCAACAACACCTCAAAAGAAAACCCCCGCTAGCGCGTTGCTAACAAGGGTCAATCCTATTGCTGCAGAGCCGCTATAAGGCATGCTACAAGCGCAAGTATAGTGTCAGGCTATGGCAACGGCCCAATGACCATAGATAGCACCCTAATAGCCTAACAGAGCTTGCTGGATGTATCCGCTATCATCACTGGGTATACACTCACTACGTGCTGCATAGATACTGATGCCAGCACCACTGCATAGACTCACACGGTCATCAAGGGGCAGGGACTCCCACGCATCACAGGCATAGTCCCATTCACGTTGTGACCAATCGTCCTCGTTCAATACAGGATAGCCAGACAGCTCAGCTGCCATGTTATCAGCCGACTCTAGGGCTTTGGTGTTGGTGTGGTGTATCGCAATCCATTCAATCCAACCAACCGCCCAGTGGCCTTCACGTACCACCACAACGGTATCAGACTCGCCACCTAGTTCAGCTAGGGCAACCGCGAAATTGGACTCTGTTAGTAGGTCGCTGTCACGGTTGCGCCCAAGGAAAAGATAATATCCGTGCCACTCACTGCCAGCGTAGTAATCAGGGCGAGTCCACGACTCTAGATTCTTGGGTGTATAGGTCATAATTCTGACTCCTTATCCGTAGGGGGTTAGTTCGACAGGGCCAATGGCCTCTAATCGGGTGATTGTGATACCGTCCAAGCCCATGGCAACCTTGCGCCTTGGGTCATTGCATATAGCCACGGTAAGGTTGATTCTGGCCTCGCGCTCTAAGGTGGTAAGTTCACTTCTTACCGTACCCCTAGCGATGCCGTTGACATATGACAGACTACCGCAAGGCGTCCGATACTGGGCGCTATACGAAAATAGTTGAGTCTTATTATGCATCATCTGACTCCCCTTGCAGTTCTGTTAGTTGTTCCTGTGCTGCGCATAGGATCGTAGCAAAGGCAATGCGGCAAGCGATCATTCCAAAGTCATCACCATGCTGCGCGATACCCCCGCAATCATCCAGCCATTGTTCGCCCTCCGACGTGTCATTGTCGGCACAGAACTGAATCGCCTTGTGGTAATATATTACCTCTTCGAGGCCATCGATTGATTGGTGTAGATAGTCCAAAGCGGACTCACGGTCTCCGTCAGATTCTGCAATAGCCTCTTGTGCCAAGTCGTGTGCTATTCGGTGTAGGTTTCTCATTGGTTGTTTCCCTTCAGTTGTCCAATAAAATTGCCATTGGTGTCATAATCCCAAAGCGAAGGGCCTACCGCTTTAACGCGTTCACCCAAAGCCTGTTGCCAATCGTCGCCTTCTTCTATCAACATAGACGCGGCCTGTGCAACGCGACCCATCCAGACATCAATCTGCTTGTGGCTCATGTGGCTCAAATCATCTTCTGCGCTATCAAGATACCCAGTGCAGAGAAATACAGACACCTCCATGTCCAGTTCGTTCATGTCGCGACCGTTGGTTATTGTCAGTTTCATTTGTTGTTCCCTTCTATCAAGGTTGATGTTGCCCATAGGTCCTCTAACTCAAGTTCTACATACTCGCAGATCATTTCTCCGAAATCGGTGCAAATGCTGTCTGGGATACCTGCTGGGATCAGGACCACAAGTTCAACCCACAAGGCCCTGTCCACTTGCGCCTGATACTCTCTTGCGAGCGCTGGTGTCAGGTAGGGCCTTACG